GTTAAATCATGATAGGGCGATCAATAGGCAACCCCCACAACGCGAAGACGGACGGCGAGAAGAGGCTGGACAGAAGTGAGAGCAGCAGGGAAATGGAGGCGAGCATTGTAATTGAGACGGGGGGGCTGCTGATAAAAGTTTGCGGGCTTGAACACATTAGTGATGAAGGGCAACTCGAGATTGACTTCCCAAGTGGCCGGCGCGGGGAATCCTGTGGCGCTCGTGAGGGGCACCATGTCGACATACGTGTTGCCTTCGAGCAGCTCAATCGCTGGGCGGTCGGCGGGGGCGGTCTCCCTGCCTTGCGAGACACCGACGGCTATGTCGAAGATGTGCCCGGCTGCTCCACGCATGGGAGTAAATTTCAGCTCGAGCTTGAGAAACTTTGCGTCAGAAAACCGGTTGGTAATCCCGGCGACTATGCCAGTAGTGGAAGGGACGACGCTGCCATGGATGGAGCGCGTGCCGGCAGCCGAATTGGGGCCGTTCTGGAGCCAGTCGTTTGAATTGTAGTACGTGATGACGGTCCACTCACGGGAAAACTGTCCGGCGTCGTGACCTTGACCAATTGCACTGATGCCGCGGGGAATGGACTGGAAAGCTCCGGTGTTCTGAACGAGCTGCGTAACAGCTGCGGTGGTACCTCCGACGGCGCCAGTGGAAGGGGGAACTTGGGTGGTGTTATTCTGCATGATGAGAGTGGAGATTGAAATGAAGCCATACTTAACAGCGCAAACGGAAGACGTAAAAACAACCCTAACACAAGGACTCTGGAAGGAAAAAGAGAAGAGAGAGGTGGAGCACGAGTCAGAAAGAATAGGAGAGGAGACGGGAAAGGAGCCAATAATTGTCAGAGGAGGGATTTGATGAGAGGTGGGGCATCTAGACCAAGCCGAAGGCAGAGCGCTCGCAAAAGATGATGTTGTCTGCGCAACAGTCGTTTCTCAGGACGAGTGAGTAACCAGATGCGGGCAATCAAGGCGGAACAGGAGTCCCGGAGCGCCTGCACCGAGTCAGAAGTAAACTGTAATTGGGTGAAAAGCACAGCAGAAAGGGTGGGGCACAACTTATGACCTAGTTCTATGAGGAAGCCGAGACAGTGCACGTCAATTTCGGACAAATGGTCAGAGATGAGGTCGCCCAGTCGATAAGCAGTGTGCAGCTCAGACAAGTAACTTGGCAAGACAGCCATGAGGTCATCTTTCGCAATGTGGAAGAGTGTCTTCAGATACATCAACGTAGGATTTCGGATAAGACCCGCAGAGGTGACAAGATACCCACAAAAATCGATGGAAGGAGCAACGACAGTCTTTGAAATGACGGCGATTTGGCGACTTTGCAAAGCCCACTGGGGGCGTTCGACGCAGGCCTGATTAATCGCTGAGTCATCACCGCCAAACAGAGCGAGGCAATGCAGTTTGCCATATTTT